CACTTGTCTCCCCACCCAAACCAGTGCGTGCGCAATTCTTCATGAACATGATGCAATTTCGTAGCAAGCTTTGGGACAACTTATCACCTGTGTGTCGGATGAGTCTCGATCATTTCGTCGAGACGTCCCCGCCACACAAACGAGCGGTTTACCAGTTTGCGAAGGAAGAGTATCTCAAGAAGGGCATGCCGCACTCGGCCTCCTGGGTTTGTTCGTTTGTCAAAGCAGAGAAGGTCAGTCTCAAGAAGAAGGCAGATCCCGCTCCACGCATAATTCAGCCTCGTGGTGTCGTCTTCAACCTAATCTTTGGATGTTTCATTCGTCCCGCGGAGAAGGTTGTTTATAAGGCGATTGACCGAGTGTTCGGCCGTCCCACGGTGGTTTGTGGGCAGAACGCTGAGCAGATCGGCCATATGCTACGGGATGCATGGGACGAGATCGTCGATCCAGTTGCAGTGTCGTTAGACCTGTCGAGGATGGACCAGCACATCTCAGACGTTGCTCTCGGTTGGGAACACACAACATACCGCCATATGTTTCAGAATGATCCGAATTACGCTACCCTTGACTGGTGCCTTAACTCGACGATACGTAACGTCGGTAGGGCATACGTTTTGGACGAGTCCGGACAACTACACAAGATTAGCTACAACAAACGCGGTTCACGGATGAGTGGAGATATGAACACATCATTGGGAAACAAACTTATAATGTGTGGACTTCTTTATTCGTACTACGTGGACTACTTGGGCTACACCCCACGTGTTGACGTTAATTTCGTTGACAATGGGGATGATTGTGTGGTTATCATGTCGCGCACAGCCTATGCCGACATGAAGGACCGTACGGGGGGGCGTGAGGAAATTAAGAGGCTAGCGGTAGTTGACCCGACAAACTGGTCGAAGGTGTACACCACCATTCAACGCCGGGTGATTCCACCCACCATGCTTTCACCAACTGATTGGTTCAACACCATGGGTTTCACGTTGAAAGTAGAAGGCATTGTCGACAAGTTTGAGCATATTGAGTTCTGCCAAACGCAGCCTTGCTTCATTGACGGTAG